TATTAAAGATGCAACAGATAAAAGAATGGAATATGTAGAGCAACTAGCTAAGAGTGTTAACCCTGATATCATAGTGCTTGATATGGGTGACAAGTTTGCGAGCATGGGTTCAGAGAGGTCAGACATCTATTTAAAGGAGGCGGCAATTCATGCAAGAAACATCGCCAAGAAGTACAACTGTGCTATCATATGGATGTCACAACTATCAGCAGAAGCAGAAGGAAAGATAAATGTTAATCAATCTATGCTTGAAGGTAGTAAAACAGGTAAGGCTGCAGAAGCTGATTTGATGTTATTAATTAGTAAGAACCCTGACATTGAGGGGCAGGATAGTAATGACCCACAGCGTCACATCAGACTAGCCAAGAACAAACTAACAGGGTGGCATGGCACAGTTCATGTCGAACTAGATGTAGAAACAGGAAGGTACTCAGCATGAAGATAATACTTGATGTAGAAAACACGACAACTAAACGAGATGGCAAGTTACATCTTGACCCATTTGAGCCTGACAATTCTTTAACACTCGTGGGTATAATGGATCATATTAATCAGGATGAGAAAACTATATTTGTATTTGACCACAATGAAAAGACTATTGAGGACGATGATGCACAGCAGAGATTACAAAGAGTTCTTGATAATACGACACTGTTGATAGGACACAACTTACAATATGATTTACAATGGTTGTGGGCTTGTGGTTTTAAGTATGATGGTGAAATATTTGACACTATGCTAGGCGAATACATATTACAGAGGGGACAAAAACAATCTGTGAGCCTGGAAAACTGTGCAATACGCTACGATCTTAACATGAAGAAATCGGACACACTCAAAGACTATTTTAGTAGGGGCTTTCAAACAGATGAGATACCTCTTGACGAGTTGTCGGAATACTTAACACAAGACTTAGTTGTAACGAGGTCTTTGTATTGGCGATTGCTAGATGAATATGCCAAGCCTGAGAGTCAATCACTAATAAAGGTAAGAGACATTACCAACAACGTATGCAAGACACTAACGAGAATGTATATGAATGGGTTTAATATAGACAGGAAAGCTTTACAGGATGTGCGTTGGGACTTTGAAGACGAACTAATTAAGATAGAGAGACGATTAAACACACAAGTAAAAGAACTAATGGGTGACACTCCTATTAATCTTAACTCCCCTGAGCAAGTCAGTCAGGTTATATACTCTAGGATACTGAAGGATAAGAAGCAGTGGGCTGTTGCGTTTGATTATGTAGAAAACAAGGACGAGTTTAAACAGGCTGTTAAAGATAATAGTTCTATGATGGTTAAGACTAAGGCTAGTGTTTGTCAGAAGTGCTACGGCAAAGGTAAGGTGTATAAGATTAAGAAGGATGGTAAACCTTTTGCCAAGCCAACTCGTTGTCCTGAGTGTGACACGAGAGGGTATAAGCTAACAAAGTTAAAGCATATGGCAGGGTTAGGATTTTTCCCACCATCAAAGGATTGGGTTAGTGCTAATGGTTTCTCTACAAGCAAGGGTAATTTAGAAAGTCTTATCAACATAGCCAAAGCAAAAGGTATGACAACGGCAGAAACTTTCTTGACAGATCTAAAAAGACAGAGTGCTATATCAAGCTACCTGTCAGCCTTTGTCGATGGCATAGAACATTATACTAAGGACGATGGCTTGCTACATGTTAGTTTAACTCAGCATGTTACAGCGACAGGACGTTTTAGTGGACGTAACCCTAACATGCAGAATATGCCTAGAGGTGGTACATTTCCTGTTAAGAAAGTATTTGTGTCTCGTTGGAACAAGCCTGACTATGGCATGCAGGGTAAGATACTTGAAGCTGACTTTGCACAGCTAGAATTTAGGGTGGCAGCATTATTGTCTCAAGACAAAGTTGCTATGCAAGAAGTATCCACAGGCTTTGATGTTCATTCCTACACAGCTAAGATTATATCAGAGGCAGGACAGCCAACGTCTAGGCAAGAAGCCAAGGCACACACCTTTGCTCCACTCTACGGAGCTACAGGATATGGTAGAACAAAAGCTGAAGCTGAATACTACACACACTTTATGGAGAAGTATAAGGGCATAGCTAAATGGCATAAGAAACTAGGGAACGAGGCTATTAACCTTGGAAGAATAAAGATACCATCAGGTAGACAGTATGCTTTCCCTGATGTGGAGAGAAGGGCAAGTGGTACTCCAACACACTTTACCATGATTAAGAACTATCCTGTTCAAGGCTTTGCTACAGGAGATATAGTTCCTATTGTATTATTGGAGATAGAGAAGCTATTGAAGATAGATAATTTAAATAGTATGTTAGTAAATAGTGTGCATGATTCTGTAGTGTTGGATGTGCATCCTGCAGAAGTTGACAAGGTGCTGAACATAATACGACAAGTCAACAAGAACCTAAAGATTATAATAGAAAGTTATTACGATATAGATGTAAATGTACCAATGTTATTAGAGTCAAAGATAGGTGACAATTGGCTTGACGTTAAAGATGTAGTCTGATAAAATTCGAAACATAATATAAGGAGTATATAAAAGTGGAAAACACATTATCAGTAATAGGAAAATCCCCTGCCGATCTAGCAGAACTAATGGGGATGTCGAATGTCCCTGCGAAAAGCACATCAGCTTTAGCAGAGATTAAGCAGGTTCATCAGAATGTGATGGGTACAAAGCAAGTTGATGGTGAAGCTATGGAAGTAGCCATCGTCAAGGCAGGAGCGTACTCTGTTACTTTTCCTGATGATACTGTGTATTACAGTGACACCATCACTATCCGTCCGTTTATGCAACGCTTTCAGTTTCAGCGTTACGATAAACACTATCAAAAACCTGATGGGGGGGAAGGACGGATGTTGCGTACTGTAATGGCAACGTCTTTGAACGGTGACTTGAAGGATAACTACGGAGGGTTCAACTGTGGTAGACCATCAGGTTATGTTAAGGACTTCAACTCGTTGCCGCAAGAAACACAAGACCTTATGAGATCAACCGATAGGTTCAAGGTTATCTTTGGTCTGTGTACACTTGACAAACCTAAGGATGCCAATGGTAAAGTTCCCTTTCTTGATGAGGATTAAAAACAGAGATAGTTTCAAAACTATGACTGATATATTTAATCAGATTCAACGGAAGAACAGGCTTCCTATTCAACATCTTCTACACTTGTCGTCTGAAGTAAAGAGTATCCCTAGTGGAGCAACCTATGGTGTGGTTAAAGCAAAGCTAGGCGAATTAGTAGAGATCACCACAGACGATCAAGAGGTGTTGAACAACTTTGTTGAGTGGGTAGAATCTATGAACTCAATCACAATCAGCAAGTGGGAGGAGCATCGCAGACCTGAGGAGTTGTCTGACGATGAGTCTGAAATAGTTGCTAACGTAGTTGAGATTGACGAGTAGATGAACCATCCTGCAGAAGTGGCGATACATTCTTTCTTACAGAAAGTTATGCTAGGTGAAACTAGTATGGACAAGGCTACTATTGACCTCGTAGCCAAGGACGTACAGGAAGCTATGGCTCGCCAATTCTCAGGAGAGAAGAGGACTTTCAGACTACGCATGTCTAACATCGGACGTAAGAGATGTCAGTTGTGGTTTGATAAGAACTCTCCTGAGTCTAAGTTAGCTGACTCACCATTCTTTATTATCAACATGATATTGGGGGATATCATTGAAGCTGTGTTTAAGGGCTTACTCAGGGCTTCAAAGGTTGAGTTTGAGGATAGTGAGCATGTCGAACTACAGACTAAACACAAGAAGGTTGAAGGAACATATGACCTGGTTTTAAACGGCAAGGTTGACGATGTTAAATCAGCCTCCCCTTGGGCATACGAGAATAAGTTTACGGACTTTGCTACGTTACAAGGGAAAGATAGCTTTGGTTATATCTCACAGCTTGTGGGGTATGCCAAGGCTAAAGGTGTGCCTGTTGGTGGTTGGTGGGTAATCAATAAAGCTAATGGTAATTTTAAGTATGTGAGTGCTAGTGATGTGGATATGGACTCTGAGTACGAAAAGATAGAGGACACCATATCTTACATTGAGAAGGACGAACCCTTTGAAAGGTGCTATGAACCTGTAGAAGAAACATACTATGGCAAGCCTAGTGGTAACATGAAACTTGGCATAGAGTGTAGCTTGTGTAACTACAGAGAGAAGTGTTGGGACAACCTACAGGTTCTACCTTCAAAGGTGTCAAGGTCTAGCAATCCACCCTTAATAAACTATGTTAAGTTAGCTGATGCCCAAGATACAATTTAGGAGCAAGTTTGAGGAGAGCGTAGCTAAAGAGTTGCGCCTTCTCAAGCAAAGGATTAGATATGAAAAAATGTCAATCAAATACGCAGTGCAAATGTTTAGACTCTACAAGCCTGATTTTGTTCTTAACAATGGTATTATTATTGAGGCGAAAGGGTGGTTCAAAGCGAGGGACAGGGTAAAGCATTTACTAATACAGGAGCAGTATCCTGAGTTAGATATACGCTTTCTGTTTCAAAACGCTTACAATGTGATTAACAAAGGATCAAAGACTAGGTATTGCGATTGGTGTGATAAGTATGGATTTAAGTGGACAGATAAGGAGATACCTAAAAAATGGTTGACAGAAAAGAAGAAGCGAATACAACTAGGGACACTGAGCAAGTGGAAGTAGATAGAGTTAACAGCCCTCCACACTACAACAATGGTGGTATGGAGTGCATAGATTATATTCAACAACAATTAGGTGAAGAGTTTTCTTCCTATTGTCAGGGCAATGTTATAAAATATCTTCACCGTTGGCGATATAAGAATGGTATTGAGGATTTGAAAAAGGCAGAGTGGTATCTCAAAGCAATGATTAGGGATATAAATAACAGGAGTATGTTAGAATGAAGTTCAAGATTACAGCAGAGGTTGAGATAGATGATGAGTCTAGTCATCTACCTGTGACCTGCGATGCAGCATCTAAGAAAAAAGAAGGCGAAAAAGTTGTATCTGATATAGTTAAAGATCTTCTCTACGATATTGACGACATTGAAATTAATAGTATAAAGGTAACAAAGGTATGAATGATTATCAAAAATTTATTGCAATATCTAGGTACGCTAGATGGTTGCCAAATGAAAACAGAAGAGAAACATGGGAAGAAACAGTCAATAGATACGTTGACTTTATGTCGTTGAAGGTCAAGGGACACTTGCCTGTGCAACAAATAAAGGATGCTATAACTAAGTTAGAAGTTATGCCCTCTATGAGAGCGTTGATGACAGCAGGTCTTGCCCTC